TAAACAATGGCTTTCTAAAATGCACAACTTTGAAATTATAGAAACGAAGTTTATCTATATCGAAGGTATGAACTACGGGGGTTCATCTGACGGCTGGATTCGTGAGATTGATTCTGCTTTGGAAGTGAAATGCTTGAACACAGCTAACCACTTAACCGAGATTCGTTGTGCTGAAAGTGTGGAAAGCATTAGACAAAATTTGGCAAATCGCTATTGGCAAATAACAAGCGATGCATACCTTCGCAACGCGTCTAAGTGTACGTTATGCTGGTTCGATAGTAGAGTGCCGAATGATTACGGACTATTCACTAAGACGTGGGATATAGTTCCTTCCGATGTTGAATTGATGCTAACTAAAATAAAGCTGGCAAACGATTACTTTCATGAACAACTTGAATACTTTACAAAACTTTAGATAATAAGTTTGCACAATCAAAATAAAATACTACATTTGAAAAATCAAACAAACGACGTTCTTTCCCCTTAGTTTAATTACAGAACATTAGCCGAAGAGTAATGGATACAATCGGAGGTTAAAAGTGTGTGCGAGATTCATGCAGGGTTAAATTTTCAAACAAACAAAAACAAATAAACATGGATTACTTAGAATTTTTAAAACAGAAACAAAAAAAGCACGTTGAGAGCGGCTTTGAATTACCTGATGATGCACTTAATAAAAGCCTATTTCCTTTTCAAAGGTTTATAGTTAAGAGGGCTTTAAAGGCTGGTAAGTATGCGATATTTGCCGATTGTGGTTTAGGTAAAACATTAATGCAATTAACATTTGCCGAGAAGGTTGCAGAACATACCAATAAACCAGTGCTAATACTTGCACCTTTAGCTGTTAAAGGGCAAACACTAAACGAGGCAAAACGATTTGGAATTGATACCACAAACATAGTAATACAAAACTATGAGCAATTAGATAATATTGATTGCTCTATTTTTTCGGGTATTGTTTTAGATGAAAGTTCTATCCTTAAAAACTTTGAAGGTGAAACAAAAAAGAATATCATTGATAAGTTTAAAAATACTCCTTACAAGCTGGCTTGCACCGCAACACCATCGCCAAATGACCCGATGGAACTTGGAAACCATAGCGAGTTCTTAGATGTTATGGGTAGAAATGAAATGCTTGCAATGTACTTTGTGCACGATGGAGGAGAAACAGCTAAATGGAGGCTTAAAGGTCATGCTATTAAAACATTCTATCAATTTATAGGAACATGGGCTATAATGTTAAACAAGCCACAGGATATAGGATTTACGATGGAAGGTTATAATTTACCTACTCTTAATATTTTGGAACGTAAAATAGTAACACCTAAACGCGATAACGGTCAGCTATTTAATGATGCTATTATTTCGGCTACTAACTTTAATCAAGAGTTGAGGTTAACTAAGATTGAAAGAATGGAAGATGCTATTTCGTTGGTGAATAATAGCGATGAAAACTTCATCATATGGATTAAGCAAAATGAGGAAGGCGAATACTTAAAGAAACTAATACCTGATGCTGTTGAGGTTAAAGGTTCAGATAGTTCAGATTACAAAGAAAAAATGCTTTTAGGTTTTGCAAATAATGAATTCAGAGTGCTTATAACCAAAACAAAAATAGCGTCATTTGGTATGAACTATCAAAATTGCCGAAATCAAATATTTGCTTCTTTAGATTTTAGCTTTGAGGGATTATACCAAGCAATAAGACGTTCTTATAGGTTCGGGCAAAAGAATGAAGTGAACATTCATTTAATTACTACCGATACGATGGCAAACGTAAAACAATCAATAGATAACAAACAAAAACAATTTGAACTTATGCAAGACGAAATGAGCAAAGCGATTAACGCTAACCTAAACAATGAACTGATGAATGTCGGTAATGTTGACACAACAGAAGAAACAAATGAATTCTATCACATTAAACGCGGTGATTGCATCCAGTTAATTAAAGATGTGCCTACCGAATCGGTAGGGTTAAGTGTATTCTCTCCACCATTCGCTGAACTTTACACCTACTCAAGCCATTTAGAAGATATGGGTAATAGTAAAGATTATAATGAATTCTTGACTCAATTTGGATTCTTGATAAAAGAATTATACAGAGTAATGCAAAGCGGTAGAAATGTTGCGGTTCATTGTATGGACTTACCAATTCAAAAAGGGAAAGAAGGATTTATAGGGCTTCGCGACTTTAGCGGTTTACTTTTAAAAGCATTTGGTGAAGCTGGCTTTATTTATCATTCACGAATTACAATATGGAAAGACCCAGTTGTTGAAATGCAAAGAACTAAGGCGCTCGGTTTACTTCATAAGCAAGTAAAAAAAGATAGTACTATGAGCCGCGTGGGTATTCCTGACTATGTTATGGTGTTTAGAAAGGATGGCGAAAGAACTAATCCTGTAACAAACACCAATATACCAGTTGATTTGTGGCAAAAAATAGCTTCTCCAGTTTGGATGGATATTGATTACGGAAATACATTGCAAGGTTATAGAAATGGCAGAGAAGAAAATGACGAAAAGCATATTTGTCCTTTGCAATTAGATACTATTGAAAGATTGATCTTACTATATTCTAATGAAGGTGATACGGTACTTACTCCATTTATGGGTATTGGTTCAGAGGTTTTTCAAGCAGTTAAAATGAATAGAAAAGCTATCGGTTTTGAATTAAAAGAAAGCTACTACAACCAAGCTAAAAAGAATGTGCAGAGTGCTGTATTGGAAAAATCACAATCAACACTATTCTAATATGCAAGAACTAATCAAACGTAACTACGCTTCTATTGTGAAGCGTGGTTACATAACACCTGAAACAACAGACTTACAATTCATTCGTAAAATTGAAGAAGAAGTTGAAGAGGCTATTTATGAATCATTACTTAAACGTAAAGGCAAAGAAAACAATTTAGGCGAAGAATTAGCAGACGTTATTTTGACGTGCTTAAATTATGCGCATCACTTCTCAATCGACATCGAAAAAGAACTACTCAAAAAGATTGATAAAAACGAAACGCGAAAGGATTAATTGTTTATATTTGTGCATCTCTTAGCGGAAAAGACTAAATCAACTAAGATATTTAAAAACAGCTTAATCGGGTTACTTGTTATAGGTATTAGTCTACCTCCGCGCAAGTACCCGAAGCGGCTACTTATTTTTATAGGTTTAGTAAAACCTGTTATTATTATGGTAAAAATATTTTTTTACGGAAAAGGAACTTCGTCTTACAAAGAAGATTCATCATTTATCCAATGTGTTAGAGAATCGGATGATGTCGTTTTATCAATTACAGAAGGAGATAGAAATCTATTTATTTCCTTAGACAAATCAACAGCTATAAGATTAGCTAAGAAATTGAGAACTGAAATAAACAAGATTCAGGAAGGAGGGCAAAATGTCTAATGGAAAAGACCCAGCAGCACTTTTTTATATAGATAAGTGGTTAGTAGCGACAGCAGAAATGGATGCAGACTTAAGAGGCTGGTATCTTAATTTAATACTTCATCAATACGATAAAAAAAGTTTGCCAAACGATGTTGAAGCATTAGCTGTTTTAGCAAATGTTAAGTTTTCTGAATTTGAAAGATTTAAGCAAATGTTTGAGCAAGTGCTTAAGCATAAATTTAAGCAAGATGATGAAGGAAGATTAAAACAGCATTTTGCAGCAGAAGTAATACAAGCAAGAGAAAAGTTCACAGAAAAAAGGGGACTTGCTGGAAAAATAGGATACTTCATAAAGTTTGTAAAGCGCGTTCATGGTGATGATTATAAATTTATAGAGTATTTAAAAAATGAAATTGATTTTGAAAAATTAGATACTAAAAATGAAGATAGTTTAAAGCAAGTGCTTAAGCAAATGCTTAAGCTATATATAAATATAAATAAAGATTTAAATAATAATAGTAATAGTAATGTAGAAGACAAAAGAGAAAAGTCAAAACAACTTTGGAATTATTTATTAAGTTCCAAGCAATGGATTGACCCGTTAATTATGAAGCATCAAACCAATAGGGAATTAATAGCACTTTCATTAAAAGATTTTTTTGCAATACAGAATTTAATCGAAAAACCGAGAGAGGATGCAGAAGAAGTTAAAAAGCATTTTGCTAACTGGCTAAAAACAAACCCACCTAAAAAGGCCGAAGTACAGTTAAGCAATAACCCAGCGCCTTGGGCTAACTTTGGTAAACACGAAGAACTATGAGTAAATTAATAGCAGCAGAAAACATCTTTGAGCCATCAGAGGGACGCGCATTCGTAGAAGGTTTGCGAAGCGGTGCGATAAAAAGAGGGCTTGGTATTGGCGACAAAGTAGCTGACCAGCATTTAGCTTACAAGCCTGAGCAACTTGTATTCATTAACGGGCACGATAACGTGGGTAAGACCGACTGGATATTGTGGTATTTTTGTGTCTTAAGCAAAAAGTATAATTTGAAGTGGGATATATTTTCAGCCGAAAATTCAATAGGTTCATTGAAAGTTAAGATAGCGCAGTTTTTAACGGGCATCAATATTTTTAAGATACCTGAAATGCAGTTGCATAGAACGTATGATGAAATGAGCGAAATGTTTAATTTCATTCGGAACGATAGGTTATTTGATGCAAAGCAAATATTGGAAGTGAGCAGCGGCACGAAGTCAAACGGCTTACTTATTGACCCGTACAATTCACTTAAAGGCATGGGACTGGGTAACAACAAGCACGAAGAAGACTACGAGATATGCGCTTTGATGCGTATCTTCTGCAAGCAAACACATAAAAGTCTTTACGTTAATACGCACCTGGTAACTGAGGCAGCGCGTAAGAAGTTCCCAAAAGACCACGTAAACGAAGGGCATTTGATGCCTCCCGAAAAAGCCGACACCGAAGGAGGGCAAAAGTTCGCCAATAGAGCCGATGACTTCATAAGTATTCACCGTATGACACAACACGCAACAGCATTCAATGTAACGGAAGTACACGTAAGAAAGGTTAAAGAAACATTAACAGGAGGTAGTGTTACACCGAGAGAAGCACCGTTATTGTTTACAATGCAAGACTATTGTAAATTCACTATTGGAGGTAATAACGTACTTGAAACAACACCGGTACAACAAACACTAACAACTTTAAACCATGCAAAAAATGAAGGATTTGAAACTGAGAGCGTTCAAGCGGATGCAGACCCTTTCCCGTTCTAAGATAGCAGAGGAGAGAGAAACGGATAGC